ACCCACGCGTTACTACTACCTTGGGAAAGGGGGGTGGCATATCATTTCCGGTAAGCTGTAGGGGTGGGGGAGGTTCTAGAAGTATGAATCGGCGTGATTACTTTCCCTATACCCGTAGGGGAGTGGGGCCCCACCCTTCTTCTTCCCGATTGAAGCTAAGAAAACGAGCATCTCGCGTGTATAGAGTACAGAACACTATAGAGTTCTGACCTATAGGAGTACTTGTAGGGGGGTAGGTGTGGAAGGGGGGGTATTTGACAGGGTACCTGTAGCTGGTATAGTCGGTATTGCTAACGGGACACAGTGTAGGAGTAGAGATGTTGGCGATCACAGTCTTGCTATTGGGCTTATGCACCCCCCAAGACATCTGTTTAGAGCTTCAGAAGGTACGTAGCTTCAAAGATTCTCGCCTGGAGACGTGTTATGAGGTTGCTTCGGTGGCCGATGAGTTTGATTTGGACCCCCTGTTGCTGGTTTCTGTTGCCTGGCACGAGTCTCGGTTTAATAATGCGGCTGTATCTCGTGCTGGCGCTGTTGGTGCACTACAAATAATGCCAAAGATATGGTGTGGCAGCCAACATTGTGACTACATCTATGTCGGTGGGCGTGCGTATAGCCGCTGGCGTAAACGTGCAGAGCGTAAATACAGACGTAACGTCGAATATCACACGCTCGCGATGTACAACGGGGGTAATTCCCCCGGGGCACGTAGCTTCAAATACGCGAAAGCTGTTCTAAAGACCTACAAGCTGCTCAAACGGCGGCTTAATAACTGCAGCGTACCAGGCTGCTAAGACCCAGGAGTTAATCATGGATATAGAAGTAACAAAATGGAACCCCAAAAATGACGGCAAGCTCGTTGGCTTTGCTGACGTGCTCGTGAATAGCGTTGTGGAAATCAGAGGCTGCGCGCTTCGGGAAGGTCGAGAGGGCGCCCTTTGGGTCTCCGTGCCAAGCCGAAAGTACGAAGACGAAACCGGCAAAACCAAATGGGTCGGGCATGTCGGGTTCCCAAGCGATGAACACTACAAGACCTTTCAAGAGAAAGCCGTAAAGGCAATCACTCAGCAAGGTAATGCTGAACGATTTGCTAACGAAGACGATATGCCCTTCTAGCCTGGGGGGGCATAATGACGCGACAGAACTTTTATGCGTTCGGCCACCTGCCGTATGCATGGATAACACAACACCCGCCAACCTCTGCGATTGTCGCATGGGCCCTCCTGCAAGACCACCGCAACGCTCAGGGAGTTTGCTGGCCTTCCCTTCATAGGCTAGAGAAACTCTCTGGGCTGTCGCGGTCCTCTCTGCAGCGCGGTATCAAATGGCTGAAAGACTACAACTACATAGATGTAGAACAAGGCGGCGGTGAATCCACCAGCCGATACATCATCACATGGGACGCTAATCAGATACCCAAGGACTATGCTGAGAAGCATAAAAACATCAGTGATTCCAAGGGGGTATCAGATGTGACACAGGGGGGTGTCAAAAATGACACCGGGGGGGTATCAAATATGACCCCCAAAGATAATACCACAGAAGATAATGTCGGAGCTAAAGCTCCTCCAGTGTGTGGCGCGCGCGTGCCCTATGAGCAAGTGCGTGAAGTTTACAACGAGTTTCAGCAGCAGTGCCGGAACGGTCTTCCTGGCTGGAAGCAGTGTCGTAGCGTCAAGGATGTCGACAGGCGTATGGGCGTGAAGCGGCTGTGGAACATCACGGGCTCAGAAGAAACCCTCCGTGCATTTTTAGCCAAAGCGTCCAGAAATGAACACTGGCGTGGTGGCAACTCGCGGGATTGGCGAGCAGACATAGACTTCATCTGCAAACCTAAAACGCTCCGCAGCATTGACGAAATGGACGATCAACCTGTCTCCGCCATGGAGGTGCAGGTACGCCTGGGGTTGATGAAGCTGCAAGAGCGCGGGTCCAAGTGGACAATCACCATCACACCAAGTGGCATGATCAAGGCATTCTACCTCCTGACCAACGGGGGGCATTCTATTCCACCACGTAGCAGCTATGACTACATAGCCCAGACAATAGCCGAAGGTCTCAGCGGCGCCACAGATGATGAGCTTCTCGAGGTGGTAAGAGAATACATGAACCAAGCCGATAACAGTTTCTGGCCGAGACCAGGAACGCTCTTCAAGATATGGCAAGATAATGTTTGATATCAGCTTCATAATCCCAGTAGCCCCCAAGGGAAAAGCACGGCATCGCACGGCCAATGGGAGAGCGTATACACCGTCAGACCAAGTAAGGTGGGAACAGCAGTTCGCTCTTTTTGCTGCAGAGCACAGACCAGAACAGGTCTTAACAGGAGCGCTAGGTCTGTACGTGACGGCAGTGTTCCCCAGGCCTAAGCGCCTGCGGCGAAAGAAGGACCCAGAGAACTTCATCTACCACACCAGCAAGCCCGACGCAGACAACGTGTGCAAGTCCATATGTGACGCTCTAAACGATACAGGGTGGTGGAGAGATGATTCTCAGGTTGCGTTCATGTCATGTACGAAATACTATGAGGAAAAAGAAGGCCCTGGGCCAAGACTCATAATCCGCATTGTGGAGCTTAAAGATGCCAGTGAAGAAACGAAAAGCTAAGGCCAAGCCCAAGCCAGCAACGAAACTGAGGGGCGCTGTTGTTAAGCCTGGGAGACCAGGGAGCGCGAGTCCTCCGGGCGCACCCAAGCGCAAAGAAGGCGAGAAGTTCGTCGACTGGATGAAGCGCTTCGACTCGTACCGCACTAAAAAGAAAAAGCGCACTGCCGCAAAGAAGCGGAAGCGGAGCTAGCGATGCCTAAAGTTGGAAAGAGGAAATTCCCATATACCAAGAAGGGCAAGGCTGCGGCTAAGAAGGTTGCAAAGAAGACTGGCAAGAAAGTGCGGACAACAAGAAAGTACTAATGGCCACCAAGAAAAAGAAGGCCAAGAAGAAGCGCAACTACCGCAAAGAGTACGATACGTTTCACGCCAAGCCCAAGCAGAAGAAGAACCGCGCTAAGCGTAACGCAGCCAACCGCAAGCTCAAGCCAGGTAAGGGGAAAGAGGTTGACCACATTGTCCCAATGAAAAAGGGTGGCGGCAATGGCAAGAAGAACCTGCGGGTCGTAAGCAGAAAGACTAACCGTAAGAAAGCTACAAAGAGGAAGTGATGGCGGAACGAAGCGCAAGAAGAAGAAAGCCTAAACAGGACATGGCTAAAAAAAAGAAAACCAAGCGCCCGATCCGGCGCGGCAAAGCCGCTAGCGATGCAAGAAAAGAAGACACGGGCCGAAAGCGTCCCGGTGGGCGCGCAGGGTCAACGCAGGACATGACCACAAAGAAGAAGAAGAAGAAAAGCCGATCAAAGACGAGCATGCGAGACGCCTTAACTCCAAGGCCGAAGAAGAAGAGGGCGAAGAAGAGAAATGCCTAGCGAGCCAGACCAAGAGCTAATCGACATCTTCCGCCGCGCCCGTGCAGCCACAGCCAGAGGCGATATTGACGCCGCCGCAGATGCTGTGCTAGAGGCGTCGCTGTACCACGGAGTGGTAAAAGGAAACATGAAGGCCATGGGCCTATACCTTGTAGGAAGCGGTGCCATAGATGGCGTACAGCAGCGAAAAAAAATGGCACAACAGATTGCGACCGAAACGGTCCGCCTGGTTGAGAGCAATGCAGGAGAGTCTGGACCTGACGACACAGATTACGACGGTAGACTTGAAGCAGCAGGCAAATGACCAGAGAGAAATACCTAAGGGCGTGCGAGGACGACTTCACTTTCTGGTGCCAAAACGAAGTAAAGATTCGTCCTAAGCAGAAGGTTCCTGGCGGGCTGATAAAGCTCGACCCAAACCCTGGCCAAGCCAAGATCATCAATGTTATCGATGACTTAGAGACCTCTGGTAAGCCTGCGTGGATTATAACGCTCAAGCATAGGCAGTGGGGTAGCTCGACGTTGTTCCAGGCTTACGCGATGCACAAGTGTAGGTTTACGCCGTACCTGGAGGCGCTGGTCATCGGTGACCGTGAGCGAACCACCAGAAAGCTGATGGCGATGAATAGGCGTATGTTGGAGAACTTGTCGCCTGTGGTCATGGATGGGTGGGACAGAACCATTGACCGCACGGACTCGCATTACGAGTGGAGCAATGGTTCCATTTTGTCTATTGATACAGCCGGTCAAGCTCAGGCTGCTCGAGGTATTACAGCCGACTTTGTGCATGGCTCGGAGGCGGCTTTCTGGCCAAACGGGGACAAGCTCATTTCCGCTATGACGCCAGCCGTGGCTGAAAGCGCTGGCTCTATGTTTGTTTTAGAGTCTACGTCAGCCGGAGCGTTCGGTATCTTTTGGGAAATTTGGGAGTCGGCAGACAACCCTAGCAGTCAGTGGACCAAGATCTTTGTACCCTGGACAACGCACCCAGAGTACGACGACACATCTCGCATCGACCCCGAGCTTCGTAAGCTGGGTATTCGCGCCTCAGAAGGTGACGAGACCGCGCTTAAAGACCTCAAAGACCTCACAAAAGAGGAGCTTGAGTGGGTCGTCAATGGCGACATGAACATCGGCCAGGCTTTCTGGCGCAGGCGCACCATCGCTACACGCTTCATGGGGAAAGAAGAAGAGTTCTCCAGAGAGTACCCCTCTACCGCAGAGGAGGCATTCAGGTCTGCAGCCAACGAGTTCCTTAACGACCACGGGAAGAAGGTTCAAAGGCAAGCGAAAAGCGATGAGTACTCCGCGTATGACATCGAGGTGTTCGGCGCTAACCTGCACGAAACAGACAAGATCTCAACTGACGGCGACCCGCTTCTAGAGTACCTAGACAACGAGCCCGAGTTTCGCCCAGAACTTGAAGAGGTCACTGAGGGCTGGATACACGTTTTCGAGGAGCCCGAGGAAGGCGAAACATACATTGTAGGCGTCGACCCAAGCGAAGGCACAGGGAACGACTACGCCTCATTTGCGGTGCGATGCGATGATGAGATCGTGGCATGTGGATACAGAAACGACATGTCTACAGATGTCTTCGCAATGTACCTGGACACACTGGGAAGGTGGTACAACGGGGCAACGCTGCACATCGAGCGTGCCGGTGGCGGGCTTGCTGTGATTAACACACTCATTCGCCTGCACTACCCATACCTGTATGGCACCGAAGCCTTCGACGAACACGGTGAATCAAAAGGTCGAAGAGTCGGATTCACACCCACTGCCGACTCAGTCAAGTCGCTGCTGGCCATGTTGCGACACGAACTAAACACAGGCGGCCTTCTCTTAAAACACCCAAGGGCCCTTATGGAGTGTGGGTGGGTTCGTCGAGTTGTACGCAGGCGCGCAGACGAAACGCTTGTGGCAGAATGGAAAACACCCGGAAAAGGCCGCGACATGCCCAGCGGTGAAAAGCTGAGCGACGACCTTTTCAGAGCCGCTGCGCTAACCGTTATGCCAGCCAGGGATTCTGCATGGCAGGCAGAGATGGCTGAAACACATGCCGGGGTCGGAGCGCCAGAGATGGCAACCGAGTCGGCGCCACACTTCGAGTACCACAATCCCCTCTTTGAGGAGTTCGAAGAGGGCATACTGATACAAGACGGAAACTACGACACGTTTGAAATAACACCAGAGCTTGACGGCGATATAGACTTGCCGCTACCGTAGCGCAATGGAAAACCTTCAGCCTCTAATTGTGCTGCTTATCGCAGCCCAGGTGGCGACCGTGTACTTTATTACGCGCTCGCACGCAAAGGCTGTGGAGGAGTTTCGAAAGGTTTTGCTGGAACGGGAAGAGACTGAGAGGTACTATTACACGATAACCTCCACAGATCCTGATACAGATAACGCAAACCTAGAGGTGGCATGATGGGAACCGGAAGTGCTCCAGCAATTATGAACATCAAAGAGAGCGACTCCTGGGTTGAGGGCGCTCTTAAAACACTGCTTGAGGTCGGACTGACCGTAGGCGGCGGCATGGTCGGCTCTATGGCTGGCCCCGCAGGGGCGTCGCTCGGCGCAGGCCTGGGACAGCAACTCTCCGCCGGCATCACCGGAGAACAAATGCTTCCAAGCGGGGTCGCCAGCGCTATCGGAACGGTAGGGACACTCGATACAAGCAAATTCAGAAACCCGTTCACGGACCCAGACCCCAACTCTATATTCGGAAAGATTGGCGGTGGGCTCGGCTTCGGAGGGGAGGGCGCACCCACACCCCCACCCGCGCCTGCACAAAACCTGACCCTTGAGGGAGGGGTTCCCACCCCAGCACGCATAGACCCTCAGGCCCGCTTCGGGGCGGGAGGGTCTCAGATTGGAAGGGCAAACACCGCCCTAGACACTATGCAGCCAGGGGTTGCAAGCGGGCAAGTAGCGCAGAACCTTCGCGCCGCCGTGGCCCCCATCACTATTGACCCCCTAAACTACGCCCCACAAGGGTTGCCGGGCTATGACACGTTTATGCCTCCGGTTGACGATTTTGGGCCTGAGGGCAGATTCCCCACCCATACGTTTAGCCCGTTCCAAGGTGAGCCTGGGTTTCAGTTAACACCGCTCCAGGCTCTTGTTGGGGCAGGATAATGGAAATTAACGAAGACAGCGGCTCGCGCCTAATCACGCTCATCGAGAACCGCCTCGAGGCCAGCGTGAAGTCCAAGTCGGAGCGCATGGAGGAGGCACTCACGGTGCTTCTTGCTTATTGCGGCTATAGCGTCGACAAGGCACGAGACTATGCTGTTAGCGCTGCATCTACGTCAGCACAGCTTCCCCGGTGGTTCGAAGACCGCGTTGTGCTTAACGTGCTCAACCCAATCGCACGAACGGCAGCCTCGATCATTACAGCCAACAACCCCACTTGGGTCGTTCAGCCAACAGGCGACACCGCATCAAAGCGCCAGGCAGCACGAGGCGTGCAGCAGTTACTAGAGTGGTTTTACCGCACAAACGAAGTGTCTTCGCTTATGGACGACGTTGTCCTTCGATCAATCCTTACCGGATACGCCGGTATCTTTGTTGACTGGGACAGCGTTGTGGGTAATGGCCAATTCCGAGACGCAGACTTCGGTCGCGAGGGCTGGTTCGTCATGGAGCCCGTGGACATCTTCAACTGGCACATGGAGCCAGGAACCGGAGACAGCAACAAGGCACACTACGGTATCCGCGAAACCACGATGCACATCGAAGAGGCGCGGCTGTACTATAACACAAACAAAATCCAACCACGCAAGACAGACAGCGAGGAAGACGAAACGATAAAGCGTCACTTGCGGGTTGTAAGAGAGCTAGATGGTGACACGTATGAGCCCGACTACGAAGAGCGCGTTCGTGTAATCACTTATTACGAAAAACCCGGATACACCTTCCCCCAGGGGTACGAGGTGACAATAGCCGGGGACGCTATTGTGGACTCACAGGAAGAGCTTTTAATGGGCGAGTTTCCTGTGTATGCAATGAATTACACGCACGAACCACACCGTGACTACGGGGCAGGCTTGGGCACAGGGCTTTTGCAGCTACAGCGTGACATGTCTATGACGTGGAACGGCTATCGCGCTCGTCGTGATCAAGAAATTATGCCACCATGGCTGGTGCCCAAGGGCTCTGTAAGCCGTGGAATTAACACGCGCCCGAGAGCCATCAACGAGTACAACGCCCGCGTTGGCGCTCCAGCCCAGATGACCTTCAACCCACTAAGCCAGGTTGTGGGCTCAATGAGCGATAAGACACTCAGCATGATGGAGTACGTGTCCGGCATTAACGACAGTTCTCGAGGCGAGGCCCCAACATCAAATGCGACTGGGCGCCTGACAGCGTTCCTTGCAGAGCTAGATAACCGCCGCCTTGGACCCACAGTGCGTGAGGCTACAAAAATGCTGAAGCGCGTTGGCAACCGCATGGTCCGCTTGTGGCAAAAGTACGGCAGTGAGATGGTCGTTATCTCCGTGTTCGGCAATGGCCGCTCTGGTGAGATTGCAGAAATCAGAAAACGTGACCTCCTCTACAGCGACATCGACATTGACGTCGCCAGTCTGATGCCAAGAACACAGCCATTGCGACAAGAGACTATTTTAAACCTCTTGCAGATGGGTGTCATCGAAAAGCAGAAAGCTCTCGATGCCCTTGAGTTCGGTGGATTCGAGGAGGCTATCGGCGTAAGCAGCACGGAAACCTTGAACGCACGAACCGAAAACTCGTTGTTGGATGATCTGTCTGTAGACATCGAAACGATTGAGGTTCTGGAGTACGAAGACCACCAGGTTCATATCGACGAGCACGTCAAGCACGTCTTGCTTGAGCAACCGGGTGGAGCGATACGGGCACGCTTCGACGACCACATACAAAAACACAAGCAAGCTGTGGCCGCTGCGGCTGCGCCGCCAGAAGGTGCAGCACCTGGGGGACCGCCTGGTGGAGGCCCTCCGGGCCTAGCCGGTGGTGAGCCAATCGTGAGTGGTGCGGGCGCTGCGCCTGGCGGACTGCCCGAGGGTATGGTCGATCTAGTAGAACCAGGGGTTGACACAGGCACCGAAGCTGCTTTAGCATCCATGGCAGGCATAGAGTAGGATTATTATGGCAGACCAGCTTGAACAAGAACAATTACAGTTAGAGGCCGAAGGTGCGCCCGAGTTACCAATGGCGGACCCAATGGCGGACCCAATGGGTGCTCCTGTGGGGGGCGAAATGCCCGCTGGCGTGCCAATGGAAGGCGAGGCGCCTGGGTTTGACCTAGAAGCTTTACTTGGTGAGATCGAGGCCAGTGAGATGGCCGCTGCTCCACAAGGGGCTCCGGCAGCAGGGCCATCAGCGCTGGACGAGTTTCGCTCTGCGCGTGAGGCTTTGGCTCGAGAGGATGAATTTGAGCAGCAAGACCAAGTAACAAAGCGCTTTCACAACATTGAAGGCGAGTTAACAAGAATTAAAGCGGAGCGTGATGCAATCGTCGCGCAGAAGCTACGAGACAATATCAACACTACGATCAATGCGACTGTCGGTGATGAACTGAGCCGCCTTGAGATTGACCCTACGACTGGACCCGGAAAAGCCTTTGCTCGACTTTTGGCTAACAGTGCAATGGTGGCTGTTGCTAAGGAACAAACCCGAATGGGGCGGCAAGATATTGACCTGAACTCTGTGCAGAGACAGGTTAAGAACTATGCCAAACTGCTCGAGCGTGTTTCGTCGGAGGTTGCTACAAAGCAAACCTCTAAGCAACGGCGTGCGGCTGCGGGTGTCGCTAAGGCGCCCATGACTCCATCAAAGCCTGTTGGTGATATGACTGACGAAGAGTTCGACGCTGCGGTACTAGCCGCGTTTTCTAACAGATAGGAGTTAAATCATGGCATTCGGTACCGGCATTCCGAGCCCTACAGTAACGGGTGGGTTTAGTGGTGGGGCGCTTAGCGTCTCCGATCTTAACGACATCCTCACTAAATTCTACATCCCTCGAATGTTCGAGCAAATTAAGGTCGAAAACCCGGGGTACAACTTTTTCAAGGATATGACCACACTGGTCAACTGGGGTCCAGGTGGTACAGCCACCTTCCCCCTGCGTAAGCGTGCTCGTCGCGCTGTCGTTGGTGGTACGGCTGGTCGCCTGCCTTCCGGTGGAACACCGAGCTACACCAACGCATCGTTCGAGTATCCAATTTTCCGCATTTTGGTAAACTTTATGTGGGATGCCCAGCAGCGTGCTGGTCACGAGCGTTACGTTAAGAACTTGATCGATCAGTCAATGACTGATGCTAAGACCGAGTTCCTTCGTCGTCAGAACATCTACCTTTATGGTGGATCTCGCGACAAGCTTGCTAAAGACGCCATTAACTTTGGTAGTTCGACTCACAGTAGCTCGGATGACGCATACGGAAAAACCTGTATTGTTGGTGTTCTCCAGTCCTCTTCGGGCTCTGACACCTCGATTCAGGTTGCACATCCGTGGATTGATGGTGCTGGAACGCATAAAGCCCATGGTGGTATGTGGTTACAGCCTGGTGACTTCATCATGATCGTCGGTAAAGACGGCGCTAAAGATGACATGCAGCATGTTAAGATCAACTCGATTGATCGCACGAGCTATTCCAGTGGTTATGCGACTGTGACTCTTAATACCGCATGCAAGATGGACTTCCCATCTGGCTCGCCTATTTACCTGTCCTCGCCAGCAGCAGAGTCTAGCGCTTTGTTCAGCCGAGACGGTGCAACATCTTTCGAGAGTGCAGACTGGGAGCTTTCCGATTATGCTTCAGAGTATTTCGGTATGGCTAACTTCCTGTATGACACTAAGGTGTTTGGAAAGGCTCGTGACACCGCAGGCGACTCTGCAACCGCAGGAAATTCTGCCTCTGGTGGTGGCGACGGATATTGGGACAGCAAGATTAAGCACAACTCTGGTACCAAGCGTGCCCTTAGTTATGAGTTGATTGACGAGCTTCTGTTGGAGATGAACCAGCAGTATTTCGTTAAGCCAAACCTTGCGATCATGAACCCAGGTATGTGGCACGAGTTCCTTTCTCTTGCTGAGGCTAACCACGCATTCTTCAACCAGAAGACTGTGACTCCTGGTCACAAGCCAGGAACTGACCCTAACTACATCACTGCCAATGCAACGCTTGGACAGGGCAACATTCAGATCCTTGTGGATCACCATGCCCCACACGAGCAGATCATTGTTTGCGATAAGGGTGAGATGGGTTACGCGACAGCACACGCGATGGGCGAAGCTACCGAAGACGGTGGTTTCCTCCGGCACTCCTCCTCCAGCTATGACGATTGGCATGGTTGGTTGCGTTGGGCTGGGCAGTTCATCACGTACAGCCCGACCTCGATTGGGTGCCTTCAGGATGTCACACAGGACATCGTGGCTCTCTAAGAGGTTACCGCCCTCTCCAGGACCCAGGGGGGCCTAGTGCATTCTAGGTCCCCCTTTTTTTTAGGATTTTACCACGATGCAAGCCCAGACAGCAGAGTTCGAAACCAAAACCACCGTAAAAGAGGACTTACCTCCAGTAACAGCCGAGGCGACATGGTTCCCAGGCGCGTTACCGCGTGAGGCAATGAAGAGCTTGCGGCGTCTTGACCCGTATCTTGAGCTTAAATGGAGCCCCAGGTTTGAGTGCTGGGAGGTTTGGCATGAGCGCAACTTTAAGAAGTATTGTTTTTATCGGCATGTGACCTTTAATGGGGGGTTTCGCCCAGCAGACAGATCGCTTATTATGGAAGTCACGCAGCGCGCAATGTGGACTCCAGAGGGTCAAGAGATGTCTAGGAATCAGATGCGAGAGGCCCATTACGCAGCCACTAACTCCGAAACAGGCCGCGACCCTGACAAGGTTCAGTGGCAGTCCAGAAAGGAGCGGGAGAGATGAATCGCACAGCGGCAGAAAGCCTTTTACGGATTCTTTTGGGCGACACGGGTAAGTCTATTTGGAGCGATGCTGACCTAAGGGCCATCCTAGACCGCTCAAACAATCGAATGTACCGAAAGGTTGTCTTAGCGCACCCAAGCGTTGCGGTAGATAAGGTAGGGTACACCTACGGGTCAAGCTCAGATGAGATCGACCTCAGTACCGACGCTTCGGGTGCCGCCGTTAATCAGTGGATAAGCATCGAAAAGGTTTTCTGGAAGCCCACAGGGGCAACCGCGTACCAAGAGCTTCCGGTCGTGCAGCTTGACGAGCTAGAGGAACTGGACGCTGGAACGAACACAACATACGATTTGGCGGCCATTATCCACAGTCTGCACCCAGAGCAGTATTATTGCGTGTTCCGGGCAGGAAACGACAAGATGATGGTTCGCCCGATCCCAGCTAAAGATATAACCGTGCGAATATACGGGACACAAGATCTAACCGAGACCGCCATGTCAGGTGGTGACGTTGCTCTTATGGGCGGCCACTTCACGCATTTGCATGAGGCGGTTGTGCATGATGCAGGCTACCTGGCCACCTTTAAAGACCAGACACTCAGGGACGAGTTCAAACAACAACGCGAAGATATACTTGCTCTCGTGGCGGAAAGGTCTCTCGTTGAACGCCGGTCTAACTAATGGCAAAGCTTCACCAAAATAAGTCTAGGCTGAACACGGACCTCAAGCTCAGCATGTCTGGACCTGACGACACGTCTGGGTTCCGTGTATTGGTGAACATGACGCCTTCAGGGGCAGGGCTAGAGCGTCGCCCAAACATTGTCGCTGTGCCTACGGGGTACAGTGCGGCGTCGATTAACAATGATGAAAACACGGCACACCAGGTGGGCTCTTACCACTCGCAGCTAGACCTGTCTCAACACACCGATAATGCCAGCACCATCGGAAGCGCGTTTACCGCGCATAACAGAATCTTCGAAGGTATCGACGTAGAGATTATACAAGACAAGCTGGTGCTTGTTTATCTGTATAAGCCATCGGCAAGCGGCTATACGACGCTGAAAATGGCGCACAGCTACCACTCACCAACAGACCCGCTCCTTGGGGAGCTTGTCGCAGTAAGCTCGTCGGTGGAGAGCGATGTAACATCTGGTCTCACTAACTTCGGATCACTTCATCCGTATATTACGGCGTCCTATTGGCAAAGAAGGATCGTGGAGGCCGTAGATATGTACATGATCGTCGGCTACGGGACCGGCGGCTTCAGGTTCGGCGACAACGTTAACTCTCTGACAATAGACAACGGCTCAATTCCCATATGGAACGCGACCGCCCTCCTGATGGGAACAAACGTGGTCGACGTAACATACGGCTCAGACTACAGGTTCACATCTGAGCCAGACTCATACCTGGCTAACCCCACCTACCCAGGGGCCCTTACTTACGACACGTCAGAGATACCACGCTACGACGCAAGCTCATCTTTCTATATCGACCACGGGCCTAAAGAGGCCTTTGCTCATGTAGACAGACTAGGCCAGACATTCTGGTACGGGTTTAAAAACACACCATACAAGTACACAGGCGTGACACCCACTGAGCGCATTCTGTTTGATAAATCAGAGCTTTCCCTCGACTCGGGCGCGTCAGTGGTGATTATGCGGCCCTATGACATCTTTGTGAGCGAGGAGCTACTGCCGCAAAGCCTCAACACCATTGGTATTTTTCCCCTGAGCCAGGCATCCGGGTCTGACGACGAAGTTATCGGCATGGCGGACACGAACGCCGGTAACATCATCTTTTCCAGGCACGCCATCCAGGCATTTACCGGCATTGGTAGTGACCGAACTGGCGGTGCCGTGAAGGTAATAACGAACAGGATGGGCTGTGACGCCCAACACAGCATTAAGTCTATGCGTGCGGGGGTGTTCTTTGCCAACCACGGCGGGGTTCACATGCTTTCTGGCGCCAACGTGGCACGCATTGAGGCGTTCGATGAGCTTTTTGGTGAGGGTGTTGTGGTCGACAGGGGCCCATACAGCTATTACCAAGGCGATTCTGACAACCACCCCAGCAGCCATTATGTAGAGATTAACAAGACCATTACACACGACTGCGGTCCCTGGCAAAACTACAAGGTTGACCACAACAGACTCGACCGTGCTGTGGCAGGCGCCTGGGATGACCTGTATATTCTTTTCTGCTCCATGGAAGGCCATGACCCTGGAGACGACAACCGCCTTGCCCTCGTCCACAACCAGATAACAAACAAAAGCACTATTTGGCTGCTGCCAAAAAACATGGGCGTTCGCGGCTTTGCGTACAACGGAAAGTATTCAACACCATTTGTTATGACGAGATACGGACTTGCGAAGTTCGAATCGACAACTGGCGTCGACGAGGCTTGGGCTGTGTCCGGCAGCGGCGCCAGTAAAACGACGGTTGTCTCATCGACAAAGCCATATCCAGCCGTTGTGGCGCAAAGCAGGCTTATGCCCAACATTGAAGCTGCTGTGGTTACGCCGGACATCAACGTACACCACACAGTTCGAATAGACGACAGCGTAGACGACGACATGAAAATGCGCTTTCAGATTTGGAGCCATGTGGCAGACCTGGCCGCAGGGCAGTCAACCCTTGACACAAGCCAGTTCACAACTGCAGACGTGTCTGTGCTCGACAAGCTTTACCACGGCACACTCGACTCTTGGTACAAAAGCGCCACCGGGGCCGGCGGCTCGTATGCCTATTACGCACAAAGCGACGGAGCCGCCAAGTCCGGCTACTCGCCGATAACCCGGTACGTGCCACGCGATGTACACCGGCTGTCAACAGCGTCGACAAGCGCCCAGGGCATTTCCCACATGTTTCAGTTTCACACCCTGAACCCAATAAACATCAAGGCCATAAACGTCAACTTGAGGGTGGTCGCGCAAGTCGGACGCAGGTCATGACGCAGTTTTTATACAGAAAACGAAAACATCGTGGCGTCGAGGTTGAGTGGCCAGGCAGGCCTGAGGTCCAACCGGGGCAGCCATTGCAGGCCATACTTAATAGCGCAAACATGCAAGGCGGCGATATCATTGAGCTTGGCCCGTATGTTTACAATTTACCCAAGGGCATCACGATACCCAGCTACGTTACATTGCGGGGTGTTCCCCACAAGACGAAGCTGAAGATTAACTTTGACAAGGATGATCCACAATACGGCCCGGTCGTGACAATAAACGCCAACGCACGCCTGCAGGACTGTATCGTTGACTTTGATTTAACTGCCAGTGGCGCGCTGAGCGGCTACACGTTTGCGAAAGACGGCGTGGCCTTCACGACCCCATCGGGAACAAGCAGCCTCGCGTCGGCATATTACAACAGCGTTGTCAAGCTGGTGGGGACGCGAGCTAGGCTGCAGAATTGTTACATTCCAGAGGGTGTTCGCAGGGCTGTTGTTGTGGCGGCGAACGCTGGGATGATTATTGGCAATGAGATCGACCACGACACAACAAACGACAATGCTGCGATATATTGCGAGGACACTGTTCAGCTATGTGTCATGTCGTCTAACATCTGTGCAGCGACGGCAGGTATTATTTCGGTTAAGACTGGACTAGATAATGTGGTCACGGGTAATCTTGCGACGCTAGTGGAAAGAGCGTAGCGTGAGCGGTGTTTCTTGTGGTAGTTTAAGCAGATACGGAGAAGAAAATGCCTAACTGGCCAGTAACAACAACTTCGATCACAGAAGGCACAATAATCAAGGCCAGTGACTTGGAGAACAACTTCAACGTACTGAAGAACGCCGCAAACACACTGCATGAGCGATTCAGCACGGTGAGCTTTAGCTGTATGGTCGACTCAAAGCTTCCCTCTGTGTACACCAATGGCACAGGTTCGGACGTCACAATACACGCGACGCTAAACTCCTATGACTATTTAATACCTATATCGGACGGTTCGGTTGCGCCAAATAATCAGGTCGTAACAGACTATGCGGTTTACGGTGTTTTTCAGGTGCCCTCGTGGTGCCAGGCTGTGAGGGTTAGGGACTTCGCTGTTTTAAACAGCAGTGTTCTGCCTAGCGACGCAGGTCTGGGTGTTGCAGATCACTCGACTGGGCCCCTTGAGATTGGCGTACGGTACGTTTCAGCCGTTTCCGGTTTCGATCAAAACGCAAGCTCCGCGCCGGGCACAACCGTTACATCTGCGACATTTCTCTATTCTGGAGACTTCGCAAAGGGGTACAGCGGTAGCCGCGCAACATACCCAGTAGTAAAACAGACGGCGCCAGGCACGCTTGTTTTGGGTGGGCAGTATATAATTGTCTACGGTCGGGGTGGGTTAACGTACACCCTGAATAACGGTGAAAAGCTTGGACCAACTCATTACCGCTTCCACGTCAACATGATGTGTGACGCGATGGTACCGATTCCATAGGAGGATAAAGTGGCAAGTAAACCAACTGACCCATACGCACCGAAGCCACCGCCGAAAAAGAAGGAGGGGGAGACGGGGGTTAACCAAATCCTGCCAGATGACCCTAGCCACCAGTATGGTTCGATTGCGCTGTCTCAACACCAGCCACAGGCATACACGGCGGACGCGGCAAACTTTTTCGGAAACCTAAGGCAACAGCTTGGTAGTGCTGGAGACTTTAATGAGATTCGCCGTGGTGGACAACAGCAGGTAATGGACAAGGCTGGAGCTATGGCGCGTCAACTGCAAACAGGCGCGAGCCGTGGCGGTGTGGCCGGTCGTGGCGCTGGAACGGGCGCGCTTCGGGCTCCTGCACAGCAATCCCTGGTTCAGGGTATGCGCGGTGTGGAAAGAGATGTTGAGGCCATGAAGGGCGCTAGATTGCAACAAATAGCCTCTGCCACCCAGGCCGCAACAACAGCCCAGCTATCGATGATGGGGTATGATGCCAACTCGATAAACCAGGCCCTTTCAATGAAAGAGAAGGCTTTGGCTCAGGTTTCCCACAAGTTGGGAGACCCTAGTTTTGCAAACACGCTGCTGTTTGCAGAAGACCAGTATCAGAGAGATATTGCCGCCGGTATGACCCCATCACAAGCGGGGGCTCGCTATTATACAGCCGTGACGATGGGGAGCGGTCAAATGGCCACACAGCAGAGCCCAGCAGCCATCCCCGCTGGTGGGCAGCCCCTTTTATAAGATCAAGCAGAGGCGAGAAAAATGGTTCTAAAGGATGTACAAGATCTCCCTCAGGTTTTAACAGATCGACAGAAGTCTTTACGTGATGAGCAGATTGCTGAAGAGGGGCGTGATCGTAAGGGCATGGAGGTGTTCGGCGCTCTTGCAAAGCAAATCTCTACAAAGATCTTAGACGACCACTATGCGGCCATTCAGGAAAACCGAAAGTTCGAGATTGAAAAGCAAAAGCTTGACCATACAGCAAGCATAAATAAAGCAACGGCTGCGGCATCGGAACAGGAAAATATCAGAAAGGAGACTCGAGCAAAAAGACTCGAGTACATGCAGAACTACGCAAAAGCGAACAGCGCACGAGTAGGTGTTCGCGCTGCTGGCCGAGACAAGGCGCTTGCTGTTCTTATGAAGTGGCAAGATGAGTTTAAGCTCAGTGGCAAGACCGGGGCCGCGGGCGCTGCCCTCGACAAAAGAATAGCCGCCCAGAGCAAGCTGCTTAAAACCCTTGCCGCAACCTACAAGGGCCAGCTTAAGTACGGCGATCCAGTTCCAGGGGACTTAGCAAAGGCACGGGCAGATCTTGGCAACCTAATTGCACAAAGAGACAGGCAGCAAAGGTTTACAAGCTCGCCGAAGTTTCGGCGTGTGATGCAAAGAATAAAAATAAAAGGCCTTATGCCAGATCAGGCCAGGGTGCTTCTTGGCACCAGCGGCCTTGTAGAAGACTGGATGGACTTGCAAGAAAAGGTACACAGGGCGGAGATGCGTATGGCGCGGACCATGTTTGACTCTGTCGAGCAGGGGACGGATAGAATCACCTTCCCAGAGTATGTGGACGCGCACATACGGGCAACAGAAGGAAACCAAGCTGCTGCCGGACAAGAGGCCAGTGCAGACGAGGACGAATTGGTAATAGGGCAAAACACACCAACGAGCGTTAAGGACTCCCTTTTCGCCGGCGAGTATGACGATCCAGGGACAACACCCAGCAATGAACAAGGATCAAACCAAAGCCCAGGTACTGGCCGGGGCACGAGCCCAGACTTGGCAATACGAAGGACAAGAAAAAACCGAGCGGAAAATGACGCAAACTTCTACAGAACCCGCGTGCAACGATACACAACACCAGAGAAAACAGATGACCATTTTGGGGTGGACCTCCCCGAACCCCGCACAGGAGATCTTACAGAAACAGAGTTCAATAAGTCTCATACCGGCGTGACGAGAGGCCTCAGGGCTCATAGGCAATCCGGTAACGACAACGCGATAAGAGGAAACCTTGGCCTCAGAGGGTTTAATGCTGCTGCAAAGTTAAGGACTAGCGGAACGCAAGAAGTGGTAGGCGCGGCTCTGCAGAAAAAACTAGAAGCCAACCTGAAATCGGCCCAAGCCGTATCGTCGGCTAAGTCCGGGCTGAGACAGCAGATTCTGGGCATGGTAGAGGCAGACGTTCTTAAGCAAATATTCAGCACCATGGGGCTGACTGACGCTCAGTTAGCCCAAATAGCCAAAGGTAACTTCAACTCTCTGCCGGCGCAGGAGCTTGCAGCGGCGATGGTCTCGACTGGCCAGGACGAGCCGCTTATGGAAGAACTGGAAAAGGACCCTGAATATAAAGCAGCAGTAGCGCAGGTTAAGGCGTCGGGCAAGGCGGTCACTGGCTACAATGTAGCGGCGATTTTGTTTTGGAAGACACTCCTGTCAACAGATGACCTTGCGGAGTTGAGAAAGGCGGCAAAATCCCGAGTTAAAAAGAACGCTTATGTAACAGGCGTAGCAATACCCGATGGAAAGGGGGGGCATGATGCCTTGGACTTGCGAGACAGAGACCACCTGGACTGGGTTCTGCGAGACGCAATAGCGGACGAAATAGAGGCTAACACTGGGCTACAAGAAGCCGCTCGCGCAGTCGCGCTAGGAAGATTCAACAAAGGAAACAGTCTTGTCGCAAGCGCGAAGCAAACCCAACGAACGTTCAAGAGCCTTTTAAGCCAGGCCATGGCGATGCCCAACATACAGGCGGCGTACAAGACGCTTTTGATGGAAGGGGTCGAAGAAGACGGCACGATAACAGAAAAGACCTATAATTCCTTTATGTATGATGTGAGGGGAATGTTGGTGACCAACCTAGAAGATCAAAATTTGGCTGGCATGTATGACGTGCTTCGCTCATTAGGGATCACAAAATAATGGCGATAACACCTCCAGGCGCTGACCCCCTGGCAAGGATTCGAGCTTTGGTTGGTAACGGGGCTGACCCAATACCAACCCCGATGACTGATCCAGATGAGGGCCTAGTTCAGGCACCGATGGCAGACATCGGCGCGCTTCCGTCGCCAGCGGTAGTAGCGCAGCAACCCACGACACTGCAATTCGATCCTACAATAGACGCGCCAATCGGCCTGATTGACGAGGTAGAGGGTGTACCAGAAGTAGACATGTCATCCATCGCGGCCCCCATAGCTGCGGGCGTGGTTTCTGTGCAGGAACAGGAGGACCAGAAGTGGGTGCAACTGCACAACGTGCCGCCAGAAATGGCCCCCATGGTTTCAAGAATGGCCATCGAAACAGGCATCACACCAGAATCGCTGGTCGAAGAGGGGCGCCCGTGGTCAGACGCGTTTCCAGCCGAAGAAATAGAAAGCATTGAGAAGCAGGCGGAGTCAATTAAGGCCCTGAAAACGGGGCTTATGGATGTCCAGAGGGCACCCGGTCACTTGCTAGATATCGAGAGGGTCCCGGCTGTTGAAACTGTGGCAGAGGCCGTTGAGCAAATGCCGCCTACCGAGCCGGTCATTGAAAGGCCGCGTGATATCCGGTGGCGCGAGTATGACAGGCGCCTTAGCAACTTCTACGACTTTTTGAAAGCCAACAAAATGGGCCCGCCTAACAAGCGGCAGTTTGGGGTGGTGACTTATTGGGATTTAGACCCACAAACGAGGGCGGACTGGCCAGAAGACGCTGTAGGCCCATGGAACAATGAGGCGCGCGCAGAATGGAAGGTGCTCGCTGGAGATAAATCGTTCATGGGGACGCTGGCTGAGGGTCAGCAGAAGTTTCCTTTCACGCACGCGAGAGATGTTCCGAAAGATCTTTTGGGCCCGGCTTTTACAGATGACGCTTTGGAAAAGCGATTTGAGGCTGAAAAAGAAGAATACCGGGCGAAAAGGTTGGGGGATGATTATTACGACCCACAGAGATACGCCGAGACCGACCACCCGAGAACGTGGGGGCGGGGCGTTCCGTCTGCAGGTAGGAGGCCCAAGGGGACGGTAACGCAGGCAGAGTTTGACGAGATGGAGGTCCCACGGGTTGTTCTCAACAGGGCTGCTACAGACAGCGAGGTCACCAACGCGGTGGCTAAGCTGTATGAGGATGAAAAGGCGGACCATAAGAGGAAAAAACGGTATCGCACCGAAGACCCCTCCTGGAAGCAGCAACGACTCGACTCAGCATATGAAGACAATCTTGCGCGACGACAGAGAAAAGAGGAAGAAAACGCACGGCTTTGGCATCAGTCACGCCGCAATGTTGTAACCCCACCAGCACCGCTTGAGCCAACAGAGCCAGGGGGGGCAACACACGCTGAAATTATTGCGGAGTACGAAGCTGCAGAAGGAGATCCGGGAAAGCAGAAGCGGATCCTCAACAAGTACCCAAGGTTCAAGCCTGGCGCACCGCTAACTAGCGAGGGCGTTCAGTTTGAAAAGGAAGTCGCGACGTTAACGCCGCAGGCTACTGCGGTCTTTAGGAAGCTGAAGCGCAGTAGAAGAAAGGCAGACCAGTTAGTTTACTTTGGGATGTTCGGTACTGCACCTACAGAGCACATACACGCTGTTATAGGTCGAGCGCCTGATGGTAGCGGGAAAATTGACTACGAGGTGGACCCAGAGGTCGCAGCGGCTTATTTGGCGCCAACCGGGCCAGAAACTCCAGAGCAAAAAGAAGCGCGTGTTAATAAGATTCTCAGCGCGTTTACGCGAAAGCGGTTTTTGGAGCACCACCCGGATTATATAATACAGCGCCAAGAGTCTATTGCAGACCTGCGTTTGGGTGCTAAAAAAATCTCTCTTGTCGACATGCGTGTTCCCGAACAGCCCCCAGACATTGGGGTTTCCGGCCCTGTTGGAGACCTCAAGCGTGTTCCTGGACAGCCAGTGGCTATTGGGGACTTGCGTGACCCTAGTTTACCATTAGACGATGTCCGCAAGGATGTGTTGGTTTCGGAGATAGACGTTGGGGAGGTGCGCCACACGCTTATAAAGGGCGAAGATCCTGAGCTTTTAAGGACCGCAGCAACCGTGGGGTTCACTAAGCAGTCAGTCGGTCGAGCTTTTTCGGCGCAACTTAGTGATGATAGTAAAATAAGCTCCACCATAAAAAGCCGAAACTTGGACCGCAAAGTTGTCGAGCGGGTGTTTTCTGAGGTGGACACCCTGGTGGACACCCTGGGCCTTGTCGACGCTGCTGCCACTGGGCGCCTGTTTGATGACGGTTATATTGAGGGCACTCTTACAGGGCAGCCGACCCCACTGAGAGAGTTTACCCAGCTTACGGACGAGGACAAGAGGCGACACTTGTCAGAGCTTCGCGATGAGGTTGTCGGGCTGTATGAGACCGTTCGGGCGAGCGAGGCTAACGCAGCGGCGGTGATGCTCGGACAGCGTGTGTATGCCCACAAAGTTCCCGGCGATGAGCCAACCCCTGACTACACAGCGGTGTTTGAGAACTTAGAGGACTCATTATTCCGAGGTAGACACCTTTATGCACCGGAGCACATTGTCTATGACCCGACTGGGATTGACGACACGTCGTTTATGGATCACTACAACTTCTACACGGGCAGCGATGGCCTGACGCTTACAGGAGACGAGGCGAGGGAAGCGTTTCATGCTGACTCTACGGTTGAGGTCAACCTGGGCCTCGACGCGGCGCCTGCGTTTTTTGACTTCCAGCTACAGCCACAAGCGGTAAATGTGGAGGAACTGGCTGGTGAAATGCTTGGCCATGCCAGGTATTTCCCTAAGCACCTTGCCAGGCACAACATTAACAAGGCCGCCATGTTCAACACGCCATTTGTGATGGCGTTTGCAGTTGGGCTACCCTTGGCACAGGCGGTTTACGATATCCCTAACGAGTCAATACTGAACCCATCCTCGCCTCAGGATGTGCTAAAGAAACAGGTTATTGACACGCTTCGCTACTCATTCGCCCGAGCGCAGCCAGCGGTTTTAGGTAGCGCGAACCTCCTAAACTACAAGACCACGATTGAGACAAGGGAGGAGAGGGAGCTTACTGAAGAGCAGGCGATGAATCGCTGGGAGATCAATAGGATCAAGTGGGCGTCTAAGTACAAGCAGATAATAATGGAAGGCTTTCTTCCGCAGCACCAAAGGTCAGGGATTCGTGCAGAAATACAAACAAGCAGGGACGCTCAGCACACCGCCGTCGTAAACTTTCTGCGGTACACCGAGCTTGTCCCGCTAGACATGTGGCTGCGGGCGCACCCGAGTGAGCGATGGAGAAACAACCGAAACCAGCGAAGGCTCCCAGTAACAAGGGAGATTCTTGAGTTTTTGCGTCCAGCTACAGCGGGGTACAGGGAGAGAGCGTCCCACGTTAAACTCATAAAGGGCTACAACTTCCTTGAGTTACAGAAAAACAAGGCGTGGGATCCAAACATGGGCACCATTTTCGCGGTTAACTGGCCGGTTACGGAAGATGTGGTTCGTCGCGGGTCGACGGCAACACCGTTTATGGAGCCCGGTTTAATAGATTTGGATGTCGCGTCGCAGTTTAAAGACCAGACTTCGTATGTGGGTGCAACCGTGTTGGCCCTTGGTCATGAGGAGCACCCGCATTACAGGGGGCAAAATCTACAAGGGATAACAAACACCCTACACCGAAACACTACTGATTCTATTGTTTATGATGAGCTTATAAACCTCGTCGAGAACAGGGAGACGAGTGGCATTATGGACCTGCTAAAGGTCCACCTCCCGCACTCCATAAACAACATGGTTCGTGGAACCTGGGGACTTGGTGTAGAGGGGCTCGATTTAGCCTCGGAGATTTTGAGCGTTCCTGTTGCTTACACTGCGGCTGGTGTTGCCTGGCTTGCGGATAAGGGGATGCAAGGCGCAGCGGCGATAGCCGCCGGCGGCGGGGGGCTTTCGGACGAAGAAAAGGTGGAAAGGTATATGGAAAAGGTCGAGCTTCCGGGCGGGAAGATCGGCTATCGCGTAAAAGTGGACGAGCAAGGCAGGCCCTTGTTGGATGCGAAAAGCGCGATGCGGTTAAAAACCACAGACTTTACGTTTGCTGCGGCTCTTAAGGAGGTTGGTGACGACAACCTTGAGGAGGCTCACAGAAAGGTGTTTGTCACAATACCAAACGCCGTGACAGACATGGCTCATTTCTACATAGATACATTTTCGGATTGGGATAAGTTTAAGGCGTACGTAAAGACTGACCCCGCAGGGGCTTTTCTTGATGTTATTGGTGGGTACTCTTTGCTCGGCAAAAAATTCGTACCCGGCTCGATGTTGACTGGTCAGCGTGTTCGTAAGATTGACCAGCGTGTGGCAAGGATAAAGCAGGCAATCAGGACAAGGCCCCACGGTAAAACCCCGCAGGATGTCATAAAGGGGCTTTCGGAGCTAGATCGAGAGATCATAAAGGGCGACATTATTGAGCAGGTAGATCGAGGCGTTACCCTGAACATAGAGGGGCAGCCTGTTCACGTTGAAATAAGGACGCTTGAGGATGTTGGCCAAAGGGCAGTCCCAGTACCCGGTGACCCGTCTTTTGAGGGACCTCGAAAGTATACAAGAGAAGGGAGCCCCATCGATCCGTTTGGGTACAAAAACTCACAGATTACAGAGCTTGCTGGGCCAGCAGATTGGTTTTCTCTAAGGGAAATACCGCACAGGTACCTTGCGTTTATAGAAGACATTGTACACGACGGAACGGCGGTCAGAATAGCATCAGGCTTGACAGACAGTGACCTTAACACGAGGTACTCATCTACGCTTATGGTTGCTGCCGATACGGCGAAGCTCCTCGACCACAGTGTGCCCATTTTGGGGCCAATCGTTAATCGTAGCTCACAGCTTGCCGTGGAGGCTGCTGCGTCAGGCTCTCGCTTTGGGATGGTGGCCAGCTACTTTATGAACCGAGATTCATATGCAGGGTCCGATTTGCGGGTAATGCTGCTTGCGGGCGAGCAGGACGTTGCTACGATCACATCTACATCGCACCACAGCATGGTTAAAACCATGGACGCGCTAGGGCGCAGGCTTGTCGATGTTAACCGGACGCCAAGCATACGGACGCTGCTTAGGCACACAACAAAGACGGCTGTTGATGAGGCAGTGGGTAAAAGGGGAACGTCTCTGATCAAGCTAAGGTCCAGCAAAAGAAAACTGCGCGTGACCCATGAGCAGGTGGAAAAATACATAATCGCGAACTACGAGGAGTTTGGGAGGGTTCTCGACGATATTTGGAAGGATAAGGTAGTTGACCCTGACACCTTTACGGTAGACGTGGGCGATGGCAACTACCTTAATTTAGAGGACTTAGGGCTCGTAGACAGAAAAGGTAAGCCGACAAAGAAGCTCAAAGAGCTTAAGGGGGACCAGGCAGAGAAGGGCCGAAAGGTGCTAAGCCTTGTGTTCCAAGAGATGATGAAAGCGGACTCCAGAATTAAAGGAAGCCCGGCAGCAAGGAGCACGAACCTACATGGGATAACGAAGGTCGTCGATGGAAGGCGCGTCAACATCAACGTTCTTCAGGAAGACTTTATTAACGTCATGGACTCAGAGGTTATGGCCGACTGGGCCTTTAAGGTTTTTAATGAATACAGCGCAAAGGGTCACCTTGATGACCTAATGGAGGGGGGCTCAAACCCGTTTATTGTCTACTTCCGTGTCGCTGAGGTTGAGAAGTCGTTAAAGGCTGCAAAGGGGCCAACCAAGGTGGAGCGGGTGGGCGGCCCTGCCGAGCCGATACCCCTCAGGGAGACAGTGGTTGATGATGCAGCGATTGCGGTGGTTGATGATGCAGCGATTGCGGTAAGAGACGCTTATGTTGATGTGGTGTTTAGAGAGGTTAAAGATGGCCGCAGGGCGCCGGTAGGCCAAACCGAAATAAATGGCCGCAAGACGATTGTAATAGACGAAAAGCGGGTGCTTAGCGAGTGGACGCCAGACAACGAAAAAATTAAAGGCGGAAACAGCTTCCATGGCCCCACTGCTGAGGTTAGGTTTGCGTCACCCGGCGAATACCTAGACTTTGTCATAGAGACTGCCAGGGCAAAGGTCGCCATCAAAAAGAAGCCAAAGCAGACGGTTGCCGGCCACCGGGCCGACTACACAGAGGCCGCGCTAAAGTCTTTCAGAGAGAAGCGCCAGGGCTTGCCTGATGTAGGCCGCGTCACTGGGCCTGACGGGCGACCACTGCGACACGAGATGGTCACAGGAGAAACCAAGACCGCTGTTCGCGGTGGCCAGGTGGTTGGGTTCGATTTGAAAGACCTTGGTCTCGTCAGGCGCAATGGAAGGCGCTGGGTGCTTAGCGATGCTGGCGACTACGTGTTTAGCACGGCTTTAGATGCGCTTCGCGTCAGGGCGCCCGGCGGAGTCGCCACCCCAATGGGGCTGTCAGAAGTCGCCACACAGGTATTTCAGTTAGTGTCGGACGGTAAAAGGGGCCTGTTTGCCGTATCGAACAAGAGGAGGACGAAGGCGGGTGGCGTCGATATTGCACCTGTGGCAGCGACTGAGATTGCACCCGGAAAGGTTGGTACTGGGGGGACGCTAGGGGGCGATTA